TAGGTTTTAATTTAAGTTCATGCATTTTTTGCCATGCTGCGGCATGTATTCTTTTCTCATATTCTTTTGTCTTTTCAGGTGTATAAGCGTAACCTTTACGAGTAAAACGAGGCCGACCTTTACCTTGAGGTTGACCTGACACTTCAAACTCTACTTTAATCAATTCCATAAAGACACTTTATATCAGATAGCCCCCGAAGGGGCTACCTTTTAATTTATAAGCTTAACTGTTCAACTGCACCTCGCAGTTTATTTTCATAAGTTCTGCTCCATATACTTCCATTTTTTCTTAGCTTTGGTACTTTTATTTCTACTTCTGGAAGTTTTAACCCTGCTTCATATAAGTCTTCCTTATTTTCTTTATTTTCATCAGTTCCCCACACTCCTGCAGGTGACCATGTAAAATTTTCATGTTTTGAAGCATCATACAGATTAATAGTTATCCAAGCATCATCTAGATTGTATAAGCCACTCCATGCAAATCTTACTTCTTGTAAAACTGCCATAATAGCGGCCTCTTTAGTTTCTCTGATGGCGTGTGAATTACCACCACCAATAAAAACCAACGCGAGATAATGTTGTTTCATGACAAAACTCCTTTACTGCTTTTTTCAATTGTCAAATAACGTACAAGTTAAAATTTACTTGTATGTAAAGTTTACAATACTTTTTTGTAAATGTCAACATATATTTTTGTAAAGTGACGTAGCGTAATTTACTAAATTAGTGGTTGATGTTTACAATTTTATATGCTATTGTTTACATATAAGCAAAAAGGAAGTGTTAAGAATGAATACAGAAACTTTAGATTTTAACAATGTTTATCATAAAGCTTTTATAGAAGCACTAGAAATGCTTGATATGTCTGAAGGCTTAGAACCCCGATCTGCACTCAAGCAATCTGCAAGTCACTACGGAATTGCTGAAGGCGAAGACTTAGGAAAATTCGTTAAGTGGGCAGAAAAACAGCTATACGGTGAATGAAATGAATTACTCAGTAAGCACAGAAATTGAAATAGAAGTTCGCGGTCAAGACTTTGTCATAGATATTTTTGCAGACGTAGATGGTGACCGAGTACCAGACAACATAGAATTAGCATGGCGCAATAACAAAGGTTACATGAAAGATTTACCACGTCGCATGAAAGCATACGTCGAAAAACATTTTGACGATGAAATACACAGTGCAATTTGTTCAGCACCCTTAGATTATGATGATACAGCCTATGATGCATATAAGGAGGATTTCTAATGGCTAAAAAAGAAAAAGCAGAACCAACATATACAAAAACATTAATTAGAACAGTGTCGCATTACAATGAACATGAAAGTGAAAGCTTGTTACATGTACAAACAAATGTTTTTCGTCACCCTGACGAAGCAAACAACTACGAGCATTTATCTGTTGAAGACCCACATGGTGAATATCAATACGTTTTTATTCACTCCCAAGAGCAAGCAATAGAATTAATGCGAGCAATAAAGGCAGCAGGCAGAGAAATAGGATGGTTTGATGATTGATTGGCAAGATAAAATAATTTTTGTTCTCATGATTGTATTTATGACTATAATTGCTCTTAACATTGATAGCTTTATGGTGATGCAATGATACATAATAATCCATATGAAAACCCATATGACGAAAACGAATTTTTAAACCCTGACTGTGATTGTTATGGATGTGCAACTATGCGTCACGCTTGTCAGTATGAAAAAAAAGAAAGAAGAACAATGGAAAAAAGAACCAAACCACCTATGAACGCTATAGACCTAGAAAATTTTGTTTTGCAACATATAGCCGCTTGGGTAGAGGAAGCCGTTGAACGTACAGACGGTGAAACGAAAAACTTTTATGAATATCCAGAACTTTTTAGAGATAAAATGGACAGATTTACTAACTCGACACGTAATAAATGGTTTGCTTATGAAAAGCGTTATAAATTAAGAGAGGCAGAAAATGGAAATAAAACCAGAGGATAGGGACACTCGAGACAGTATAAAAAGAGAAATAGATAGGCTAGAACCACTAGCCTTACTACCCAACGCACCGCCATCGGTTAAACAAGATTATCGAGATGCACAAAAAGCTATGGAAACATTAATTAACAAACTCAGGGAGGAAGGAGTTAAAATATGAAACCTTATGAGCAACTAAGAAGAAAACAAGCTTTAGAGATTAAAGAGTTATTCGAAATGTTTAGCCATTTGACTATTACAGAAGCGTCAAGAGCTATGGGAATAGATGATAAGTCATTGAGAACATATGCATTTAGATTTGGCGTTGCCTTTGCAAAAATGCATGGCGGTCACACAGCTGTTGAAACTGACCAACAAAAAATAAATAAGCAGCTGATAAGTTTACCAAAAGTTCCTTGGGATATTGGTGAGGAGACTAAACGTCACTAGTGGACATCAACAAGATAACCAGAAACAGCCTCCCCAAAATTCTTATAAACAAACGAGCAGGTTATACAATGGAATATTTTACGCTTTTAACGGTTTACTATAACTTTCTTGATTATCCTATGGAGTTTAGTGTTTGGTTTTACAATAAAAATGATTGTTGGGATGCAGTAATCAATAAAGTTTCTATTTATAAAATTATTGAGGCAACAGAAGCTATTTGCCAAGAAACTGATATGATATCAAAAGCTATCGCACCTAAATTAAGACCTTGGTAGTTGACAAAAAAAACAAATATTGTAATATGAAAATATCCTATTTGATTTAAGTTGAATCATAAGATGAATTTGTAGTAGGGGCGTGTAGAGTATGAGCTATACGCCTCTTTTACTTTTATAACCAAGCTTTAACAGAAAAACACGGACAAGCTTTTGAAGCGTACTCGTTGTGACCAGACACTTTTGTAATAGAAGGAAACTGTTTTTTATAATCTTCTATTAACTGCCGCAATGATGCTTCCTGTTCTGGGGTAAAGTTATCCGAAAAATTTCCGTCAGCAATGCCGCCTCTACCTCCTACTAGGCTCACCCCTATCGTAGTCTTGTTTCGGCCTCCTACGTGCGCTCCTGTGCGCTCTACAGGGCGTCCGTAGCCTACTGCACCATCTCTATGTATAACGGCATGATATCCTATGTCAGACCACTTGCGCTCTTCAACGTGCCACCGCCTGATTTCTGCAACAACATCATCAACAGGTTTATCTGCCATCCAACTTGGATTTGTAGCAGTAGCGTGGATAATTATTTCGTCTATTTCTCGCATTATTTTCTCCTAATAAACTGTTTATAGCCTTTCACACCGAAAGAGGCTGATATTGCTATACCTAAACTGTAAAAATACCAGTCAGGCGCTTTATCCAATTGTTCAAAACCTCTAGCAACCCATCCTTCGGCTGCAGGTATCCAACATAAAATTAATGGCAAACTTAAAATTATTACAAACCATTCGTCTTTCCAAGATGAGCCACTATTTTCAGCCATAATACGCTCCCAATCGGCAACGCTTGTTTTTTCTGACAATAATATTTTCGCTTTGGCTTCTGCCTCTGTAAGTTTTAACTTTGCCTCAGCTGCTTGCTTTGTAGTCTTTGCATCAAGCCAAGACCCTGCTAAACTTGCAATCGGTCCTAAAAACTGTCCTATCAATTTTCTTTACCACCCATGTTTGTAAAACCATAATAACTAGCAACTATAGCAGCAATACTGACGTAATATATATTGCTCATGCTAGACAGCATTACCGAAGCTTGCGGTAACTCCATCCATTCTGTAAAAACTACGCCAAAGGGAAAAAGCAACATGCCAAACAAACTAAACCAACACATGCGTCTTTGAGCGTCCCTCCGTGCATCTTGGTCAATCATGATGCGACGTCTATCTTCGAGCATTATTTCACGCTCTTCAGGGTCAATCTTGCCGTTATCATTTAAATCATATTGCTTTTTAGGCATTCAAAAATCCTCTCGCAACTTTTAAGTCACTAGTTTGTATTACAACCTTACCATTTTTTGCATATACCACAAACCTATTTCTTTTAACCTCAACAAGTGTCACCTAAACCAATCTCGAATATCAATCCATTCCATGTAGTGGAGATACGCACTGGCTCCAACAAACGTAAAAATTAATAGCACAATTATTCCAACTATGGTAATTATTAATTCTTGACGCTCTATAGCTTCACGCCTTGCCTGTGCTTCTGCTTCTCGTTTTTCTTGCAAAACCTCTTTGCGGATGCGGAGTAATGCTTGCCATTGACTTAAACCTAAATTGTTCGTCACCCACTCGCGCAATTCCTCTTCTGCCTGTGCCGCCTCACGCTCTTTTGCCCATCTGTCGAGAGCTACACTATTGACATCAGAACTAGTAACACCCTTTTTTTGTAATTTTTTCTTAGCAGCATCAGTAGCGTCAAAAAAGTTGCCAATCTCTTTTGATAGGCTTGCGACGGTCTTGCCTGCGGCCAAACCAGTTTTCAGTCCCGCGAGAATGGTCAATGGGTCCATAATTACATCCCATCTTTACGAGTAAACTCTACTGTCTTTTCAAGAATTGCTACGCGAGATTGTAACTGAATTAACTGGGTAAAGTAGTTGACCATATTATCTACTTCATCCCATAATTCTTTGTCGGCCTCTTCCATCTCATCATAAATTTCGGCAAGAATATCAATCATTTCATCAATATTTTCGCTGTTGTTCTCAACATCTCTGATTAGATTGGTGCGGTCTGTCGCGTTGTTCTCAATCGTCAATCTTTCTACTTGTGAAGTAAGCCCTTCAATAATTGATGCTTGCTGTGAAGCATACCAAATACCACCGCCCACTGTACTGACAATTGCTACCACCGCCGAAGCAGCAACAGCAATATTTACCTTGGGCATATCCATTTAGTAACCGTTAGCAACCAACTTACTAAACTCACCAGACATTAGTTTTTTCTTGATGTATTCGTTTAGCTCTTGGCTACCTAGTTTTGCGCCACATTCTTTCATCCACATTTCAATCACAACAAAAGGTATTGAACCTGCAAGCCTCATATCTGACTTACGGTTATGACCATCTATATTACGCTCTTTGTTAAAATCCAAAATGCGTTGGATATCCTGACTGCGGTTAATTATAATTTTACCGTCTTCATCAAAATATCTTGTTTGTACACTCATTTTTTAGCTTTCTTTTTCTTTGGTGGTTTTCCACCCTCCCAAGCTTCATTGACGTCAGGGGTTGAAGGGTCGTCCTTTTTTAACTGTCCTTTAGAGTTTCTTGCTCTTTTAGGCTCAGAACCACCAACAGCTTCAGCAAAACCTGCTTGCAATAAAATTGTTGCCTCTTCGCTGCTTACTTCCACAGTTTCACCTTTCTGTGCAGGTTTACCATTTGCCCAAGGTTTTCTATCAGTAGTAATTTTAATTTTCATTTTAGTCTCCTGTTAGGAGTGGGGCATTGCTGCCCCACCTATTTTTACGCTGCGTTTACGTCTGCAACGATACCATGTGCTTTTTGCGATGTGACTTGTAAGCCATATTCGCATGAAATTAATCTGCGCTCTGACAAACCAGTTTTTGCAAGAGGTTCTTGCTTTGCTGTCTGTAGATAAGCAACTTCAGCATATGATGGGTCTAAGACAAATACATCTGGTGTATAGTCTACAGCGGTAACTGTTCTTACCCGCATGTGACGGTTTGGAACGATTTGGACTTCTCCGAAGTCGCTGATATATACGTCGATTGCAGCATTCAATTTGCTGTCCTCGGCCTCTTTGTACCGTGTAGCGTTACCAGTAAAAGTAGAAATTTTCTGCTTTTGACCAGAACCACACATTACAATAGTTGGTGTAGCACCTGCGTTCCAACAATCAGCAATGACTCCTTTGAGAAGTGCTTCCGTTAATGGGCGTAGTGTTCCATCAGTTGCAGCTGCGTTAACAGAACCTGCTTCACCTGCGCCTGATGTTGTACCATTAGCACCACCTGCACCGCGAGATACGTTAGACGTTAGATATGCAGGTAAACCTGCAGTCTGTCTAGCTGTACCTGAAGCACCTGCGTTGCTCGCCACGTTATCAAGAAGCATTGCCTCCATATCACGCTTCAACTCGCTCAGTTTGTAAGCAACTTGTTTTGCAACTGTTTGTGCGTTTGCAACGCCATTAACCGCTTGGTTGGTAGAAGATACTTCGACCACTTTCGCTGAAATTTGCGTGTACGCACCTTTTCTTACGGCATTTGTAGGAGCAGTGTTTGCTATTCCTACGTCGCCCTCGATTTGGCGGTTGGCACCCGTTGCGGCAAGGTCAACTTCACTCCACTCGAAATAAGTGTTGTCAACGTTGCGTGTTCCAATAGTAGACATAAAAATAGTCTCTGTTGGGGTTATAGATGCCATTGCCTCAGATAAATCTTCTCTGATTGTTGTGACATCGTAAGTTTCGTTGGTATTGGCTGAAACGGCCATGATAGTTTCCTTTCACTATGACAAGAGATATTTAGCAACGTCATCGACGTTACCAGTTTTCTGCATATTAGAACGGACTATTTGTTGCTGTTTAACTTTATTAGCACTAGCTGATTTTTTGGCACCTGCTTTGACCATCGGTCTAGCTTTCTTAGTCTTCTCAACAACTTTTGTTTTTGAATTTTTAAGTTTTTGGTACCTAACTGCATCGTGAATAATTTTAAATTCCCAACTATGCACTAAGTTACCTAATATTTCGCTCGGAACACCATAATGGTCTACAACCACCTTTTGAATTTCATCCATCATTTCTTTACTTTTCTGAGGGTCTTTCAATTCTGGCATTTCTTCACGCAATAATTCGGCTTGCTGTTGTGCGTATCGTTGTGTTTCTTCAGTTTGCACTTGCTGTCGTTTTTTTAATTGCTCTTCATAGTCACCCATAAAAGAATTATATTTTTCGACATCTTGACGATATTCCTCCATTGCTTCCAGGTATCCTAAAGGGTCACTAGCTTGTAGTTCCTTTGATGGCATAACTGGTTTTTGTGGAGCATCACCGTTTTCTAGCACTTGTACAAGTTCAGTTAATTTAGCTCGTTCTGCTTGCAATTCTTGGGTGGATTGCTCTAGTTCCTTTCTGACTTTAGCATTTTGTTCCATACCCTTTTGGATGTAATCTTGTCCCGCGGCATTTCGCTTTAGCTCCCCTAAGGTTGCCCTCTTTATTTCACCATCGCTTTTATACTCAAGTTCCATATCATCAGAGAGTTCTATGGGAACGGCTGTATCCTCTTCTAGCTCATCCTCATCAGCAAGTTCTATTTCTTCAGCCTCATCGCTCTCGCTGATAGCGACATCCTCGTTCTCGGTAACTTCTTCAGTTTCTTCAGTCTCAATGTCTTGAGGTTCCTCTGTAACTGCCTCCACTACTTCACTTAGATTTTCTTCAGGCTTTGGTGGCTCTGTTATCATGTTTGCAATATCTTCAAAGCTACCTGTGTTAGGTTCAGTCGTCATGACGGTGCCGTTCCTTTTCTTTCCATGAGTTTTTCAGCGTCTACATCCGCCCTTAATAAAAACTCTATTTCATTTAACGCCCGATAAATGGCATGAGCATCCTCACGTTTTTCCACCTCTGACGCACTTGTATTCGCAATCAACCTTAATTGGTTTTCTCGCAAATCCTTTATAATGCCTTGAAATTCATCGTTATTTAATAAATTTCTGGCTCTAATAGCTCTCTTCTTGTAATCCATTCATCATTTCTTCATTATGCGGTCTTACTTTATCTTGCTCGCTTTTTATAAATTGCGTGTCAACTGCTTGAGCATATTTTCCTTCTATTTCAGCAACACGGAGCATAAGCTGCTGAACAAGCTCATCACGCTGCAAATCGTCTTTCATAGCAAGTTCATGCATTTTCATATCTTTATCACTTGCATGTTTCTGTGCATCTAACTGTATTTTTGCTAAATCAACCTGCGCTTTTGTTTGTGTTTTCATTGCTTCAGTTGCCATAAACGCTTGTTGTGGGTCGCCCTGAGGCTGCAGCGATGCCATTTGTGCTTGTCTTTGTGCTGCTTGCTCACGTTTTTTCTGAATTAATTCTTTTTCACTATCCATAGTAACAGGCAAATAATATCTGTCGCTATTTCTTAAACCAACTGATGCTAATAAATCTGTTAAGGTGTTTCTAACATTAGTCATTGTTACAAGACCATTTTCAACACCATATTGCTGCCACACTGACATTTGCATTTGAAGCGTTTCACGCAATACTGCAGCTTTTTGTGATTCCTGACCAGTACCTATACCAACATTTACAATCATGTCAGCATCAGCATTCCAACTTCTTGGGTCAACAGTTACAAATTCGTTATTTAATCTTATTATTTCTTCGCGGTCAGCATTACTTATTATGCAGTTTGCAATAAGCTTAAACAGTCTTTTCATACCGCCTTCAGCTAAATTTCTTGCAATAACTTCAGCTTGACCTGCGGCTGCTTGCATAGTGGCAGCAATGGCTGTTGCACTAGCTGATTGTAAAACATTTGCATCAAGACCCTGTGATGCTTTACTTACTCCAGTTTTGTTTTCTACTAAGCTATCAAAATACTGTAATGCAGGAAGCGTAGAACCTGCAGTAAATGGAACGACTTGCTCACGAATAGCTCCAGACTGTTTTACTCTGACAATTCTGCCTATTTCATTGTTAAGCAAATCATCGACTGAAACCTGACCATCAATTATTTCAAGTCCTGGATTATTTGTTAAGGCAACATTGTCTAAAACACCTCTAAGCATTGATGTTGCTGCATCTTGGTCGTCCATAACTAAATCAACCAAGCTACTGCCAAAAAATGCATGAGGTTCAGGGTCAACTTCAAAAATTGCAAAAGGCACATCTTCTGCCAACTCGCACGACAAAACTTTGTAACTAGAACCGCCTAAAATAAACCTATACATCGCGGGTTTACCAGTGCCTTCTTTATCAAGCTTCATATAGGCTTCTGTTACAACAACCTTGCGACTTGTTGGGTCAGCACTTTCATCTTCGTCCTCATCAACAGCGTAATTTCTACGTTCAAACTCGCTTTCAGCTTCAAATGTTGCCATATTGCCTTGCAGATTGTGTACCTCTTCGTGGTCAAAGCCCATTTCTAACAAGTCGGCTATTGTCATGTCAGTACGATGACCAATTACGAAAAAGTCATCTATACTCCTGGCGTTTCTATCAACGAAAAACTCTTCAGGCGGTATTGATGTTATAGAAATGTCACCAGATGTTATTTCACGGCTAATTTTAACATCATGCCTAATTTCTTCAATTTCCAAACCCTCTTCACTTAATGATGCTTCAGAGTTTTTTGTATGCTCAAGGATAGTTATTTCATCAGGCTCAACTAAAAAATTAAACTCATCGTCGCTTAAATTATGCAACTCATGAATTTCGCTTTTTGTTGTGTCTTCAAACATAACTTTTGCGATACCTGTTTTTTTAACCATCGCGTCTTGGAAAACATCGTTTAGCAGCCTATAACCGTTATTTTGCATAAACTTATAGTTTGCATATTTTGTCATTTGTTCACATACGTCTATATCTTCAGGCATACGCGGAACAAATTCGACTACGTTTTCAGTGCTTAGAAAAACGCGCTGTATTGCAGGTTTTAAACTTTTGACTACTTCCCTGCATTTAGTTGCAACAACCCTTGAGCGGCCTTCTTCGTAGCCTATATCAACCTCACCATCGTAATATCGTTGAGATTTAATTCTAGGCTCTTCAATTTCAGCCTCAATAAAATCAACAGCATCCTCTACAGCTTTTTGTATAATGCCCTCAACTGTTTCATCGTCCATTGCCTCAAGTTTCATTTTTTTACTCCACCGACATTCTTGCGCCTTGTTGTGCAGCTAACAATCTTATAATTTCTTGTGCTTCTGGCGACCCAATTTCACTACCTTGCGCTAGTTTTTGCAGTGGTCCCATATCATTTTGTGCAGCCTTGTTTACCGCCCTTAAAAACCTTTGACTTGTAAGAGCATAACTAGCTCCTGTTAATACAGTTCCTAAAATACCCGCCAATATGACTTGACCTGTTAGAGCACCACCTAAAACAAGGCTACCTGTTAAAGCTACCTGACCAGACCTTGACACGTTTGTTTCTAGACCCGCTAAATTTGCTCGTTTTAAGATTTTTGTTAAATCGTCTAAATCTTTTGCCTTTTCGCCAAACATTACTCTTTTTGCATCTGGCTGTATTTTTTCTAAATTAGTAGCAAATGTTTTTATTGAAAACTCTTGGCCTGTTGCCCTTACCCCCGCATTAGGGTTGCCAAGCTCGTTTATCATTGTTGCTGTAAAATTGTCAAACTCTTCTTTTGGCAGTGCCTTTTTAATTTGTGCAATTTTTGTAGTGCTTTGTTTTGCATTACCCGCTAGTAAAGTTCGTGTAACTGCATTATATGCCCCTTGGCTGTTTTCAGCCTTCATAATGTCTTTTAACGCATCGTCAATCAAAGTCATTCTTTTTGAAGTGTAATCGTTTGCTCTTTGCCATGCTGTCATAGCATCTTTACCTTTAGCCGACGCTGCCGCTTTCATATCTAGCGTTAAGGCTTTGTAAATTCTGTCAACATTTTCTTGGCCAATGGTTTTTGTAATTTCACCCGCAGGATTTTTAATATTTTCACCAAAACGTGTTCTTAATGTTTTTAGTGTTTTGTAATCAACGCCTGATTGTAAGTCTTTTAATATATCGTCAAAACTACTATAACCTATAAAGTCTCGAAGTGCCGTTTTACCAGACGCCGCACCTGACAGTTCCTCAAAAAGCTTGTTTGTATTTGTTGTCACAACAGGCGTTTCTGGCGGTATAAATTTATCAACTTTATTATAAAGTGCTGTTTGTGTTTTTCTAAATTTATTGCCAAAGGCTTCGGCTCCTAATTTTAAATCTCTGCCTGCCTCTTCCATTGTTTTGATTGTGCCAGTATTTTCAGCTATGTCTGATGCTACTTTTTGCGCTTGGTCTATTATTTTGTCTTTGCTTTTAGAAATAAAACCACCGCTTATTGGGTTAGCTTCTAACGTGCTTTCGAGTATAGCTTGCGGCCTACCAAACATTCCAAGGTTTGGATATATACCTAAGTCTGCCGCACTTTTAGCATCTTCCATACGTTGTGTCATAGCACCAATTGGTCTAGCACCTTTGACATCACCAACTGCAACTTGCCGACCTAATCTACTAACTCCGCTAGTAACACCTGACGTTGGGTTTATTGGTATTTCTAAACCCATCATTGTATCTCTAGCTAATTTTCTTTCTTGTGTTTTGTCACCACCTAATTCACCTACAAGACCTGCAAAAGCAGAGAACGGCAATGCTACAGCTGATAATGCTGTCATGCCCGCATCGCCTGCTCTTTCTGCAACGCTTCTATTAGGCGCAATGGTTTGCCCTGCATAGTAATTTAGTGCTTGCCTTGGGTTTTCAGTTGCTTTTGCAATAGTATCGCCAAATCTTTCACGATATTCAGGGTTAGGTGAACCACTGTCAAATGCACTTGGCACCATTTTGTCTAAGTTTTGTTTCGCTAGATATGCCTCAAGTTTTTTTGCTGCTAGTTTCCTATTAGGAGCATCGACAGAATAATTTACACCCGCAACATCATCAAAATTAAATTTGGGCATTAATCTATCTCCACTCTATTAACTTCTGGCTGTGTTGTATCTGTGCTAGCGTTAGAGTTAAACGGTGTTACTCGCTGAGTCTGAGTTTCAACAGGGCTATCAATTTGCACATCTATTGTTTGCGCTGCTTGTCTTTCCGCAATATTTAGGTAGTCGCTCAACCTTTGTTGAAGCGCATTTAAATTACGTATAAAACTATCGACACTTTGCACCCTTGTTAAGTTTCCAAGGCCTTCGATTGCTATTTGTAATTCGTCTTTGGTAATAGCACCCGCACCTCTCAAACTTTGATATGCTTGCGTTCCAACTAAACCCGATAGACTATCAATGTCAGTTATCAAATCAATTTGTTGTTGGTTGAAGACTTTTCCTTTTATTCCTTCTTTTGGTATAACGCCCCTAACAGAGCCAAGAATCATTGGCAGAACATTGCGTTGTTCTTTTATTCTATCAATTAATACAAATGCAGCATTTGTGTCCACTCTAGCTTTTTCTATTGCGCCTTGAGCGGTAACTTTTTCCTTACTTTTCTCTTCAGCCATTACATTTTCTTCAACTTCTGCAGCAATATTTTTATCTATGGTGTAAACCACGTCACCAGTTTGTTTATCCATAAAGCCCCACTTAGTACCAAGGTCTACTTTATCGTAACCTTTTGTATTTAATTTGAAACCTTTTGGTAATTTTGTAATTTTTATGTTGCCTCCACTGCCCAACTGCAGGAGCTGTTTTTCGCCTGTTTCTTCGTTAACTATAATTTGTGGAGTTAATGAATAGTTTTCGTCTGGGTCACCTTTTGTTGCCTTAAACCAATCTTCATACATTTGTTTAGGGTCTAATCCTGCATCTATTCCGTCTGCAAAAATTTCCCCACCTTCCTGGCTTCTCAAATATGCTGCCGTCCTGTTGGCAATATTTTTTGTCCGCAATCTGGTCATATCAGCGTTCGCAAGAGCTAATTGATTTCTTCCTATTTGACCTCTACTTAATGATGCCAGTGCAAGTCGGGTTCTTGGGTCTCTCAAAAATGGCATTAAACCTTTTTGTTGCGGCTGCATACCTAAATTTTGCATAAGAGGGCTTGCCATCCCCGAACTCATATTCATTGTTTGATTATTTGGTAATGCCATCGACTTTATTTCCTTTTGTCCTCTCGGTCCCTTGTAACCTTCCCATGCATCAACGCCCTGTGTGTTAAAAATATACCGTCCTATTTTATCTTGTAAACTTTTACTAAACTTTTCATCGCCACTTAAATTTAAATCTTCTTTTGCTTGTCTTAATGTTTTGCCTACAACCTGATAGGCTCCGACTGGTGTTGATATTGTACCTTTGTTATTTGCACTAACGTAATTTGCATATGCACCTCTTGGATTAGTAAAATTTAACACCTCATCAAGGGTCATGTCCGTCAATTTTATATCACTGAATAAGCCATCCTTTCTGTTTTGGTAGTTAAATAAAGCATTATAATCACCGCCGCTCTCACCTGCAAAAATGTATGGCTGTGCTTGCTCAAAAGTTATCATTTACTATCCAAACAATGAATAACCTGCAGGCAAACTGCCAATACTTGTTAAAATATCAAACAGTCCAGGCTTTTCTCCTTCAACAACTGTATCACTAGGAAGCGTGTTAAATAAACCTGCATAAATAGCTAATGCTTCCTCTGGGTAGCCTAATTTTGATAATGTTTCTGCTCTAGCAGCATCAAGCAACTGCTGTTCGTCTCTTCTTGCACTATCAGAAAGTCTTTGCTGTTCACGCATACCAGTTAAGCCTTGCCCAAACATTTGTGAACCTAAACCAGTTAAACCTGATGCCCCTGTTGATTGAGCATTTTGTGCAAACTGATTTGCTCTGTCAAAACCTTGCTGCCTTGCTTTTGCTGCTATGTCGCCAAAATTTTTGTCATATTCAGAGGACAACAATGCATTTTGGATACCTTGCCGTGAACCACCGAAAGCCCCTGCAGCGTTAGCTTCTTGACCTAAGCTGTTCATAGCCATTTGACGACTTTGCTCCATATCATTCCGAGTTCTATCAATTACGTCGTCGATGTAAGGATTCATATAATCTAAATAGGAACTCTGAGCCATATTTCCGTATGTATTTACTGCAGTATTTTGTGCGTTCATCGCAGTATCAAATATGTTGTCGCCTATCATTTGCCACCTCCGAAAAACCTGCTTACATCGTCTCTAACTGTGCTGTACATATTAGATAAATCTTTACCAATTTTGTTAATATGGTCGCTTAGAGTATAATCAAAGGGATTATCATCTCGCCTTTTATACCCCGCCGCCTTCGCAATACTTGGGTCAACTTGTCCACTATTATAACCAACTGATACAATGTCGCCGTTATCATTTTGACCGTAATAAAGACGTGTTTCTGGGCTTTTGTCGTTTTTAGAATAATCAGTTCTATTATGCCCTGCTAATGGGTCAAGTGTTCTATTGCCTCTACGTCTTCGACCTGAAGTAGATGCAGGTGCAGCTGATGCTGTAGCTCTATTTATAAGTTCATTATATAACGATGGGTTTGCTGCTGCAAATGCAGCTTCTATATCTTTTTGATAAGGTTCGCTTGAATATACATTCATTCCACCAATATCTACGGTTGGCAAATCTGGTCGTGCAACGGTGTCAAGACCTAGTGCAGCGAGCAAATTATTACCGCCACTGTACGATGTTTCTGGAGTAACAGCATAATATTTAGGAACGCTTATCGGCCCACGCTCATAATTTTCCATCATTTTTTCAAGAATAAAATTAGTAGCTGCGCGTGACCTATCGTCCATACGCGATTGCTCTGGTGTTCCTAACAAAAAATCAAAAATACTCATTGGACGTCTCCATTTATCACTCTATAGCACATTTTTTATTTATTTACACCCCTAGTACGTTGTTAAATTAGCACGTTTCCAAATTGCTGTAGAGCCATCATAATTTGCAGTGCAGATATAAATATAATTAGTGTCCCATGCTATCATTCCAGTTACATCACCTGTTGACCCTGTGCTTGACGAAGGTGTTGTTTGTTTCATAGCTAATTGTTTAAATTCATTTTGCGCAGAAACAACAGGATAGTTTTTATCTTCGTCCCATAAAAATATACCGTTTTCGCTTGGATTATCTTCAGCCGACTTAAAAAATATTTTTCCTAAATTGCTGTTTAAAAATAAATTTAACTGCCTCCCCCACTGTCGTATGTCGGGGCCAATAAGAGGTGACCTAACAGGCATTAACGTCTACCTCCTGTTTTTGTTTCTAACCTCATAACTCCTACGTTCCAGTTAGTTGCTGTATCGCCTTCAACCCTCATTTTTATTTGGCGGCCAGAAAATCTTACAGATGTTGGGTTGCTAGGATTAAATGGGCCATATGTTCTTTCTGTGTCATTAGGGTAAAACTTACTTTTAAATTTTAAATCAACATTTCCTTGTGTTTTTTCGTCAGGAATAACATCTGTAACTTTCATAATTTTATCGCCGTTACCAATACTTATTGGCCCCGTTTCACAAAAAACAGTAGCGCCATCATAGTTAAAACCTTGCTCGTGATTTTGTAAGTTGGTAACTGTTGTATGGTCTGTCATTAAAGGATTAGCAAAAACACCTCTTGCTGCCCCTGCTGTCCTAGACAAATTGCCTAAAAGCCAGTGCCTATCAGCATAGTTATATCCCACATACCTATCGACTTCTAAACTACCGCCTGATGGATAAAACCACCAAATCTCGTTTTCACCACCTAACGCCATACCCCAAACTTTTGATTGTTGGTCTTGGTTAAAATCGCTAAAAATATAGTCTCTAACTTCGCATGGCAATTCTTGAACACTGTTACCATCAAAAAAGTGAAAACTTTCTTGCCCAAACCAAAACACACCGTAATCAGTCGATACAGCACTTAATCTTGAAATAGCTCCGCAATGTTCACCTATTTTTTGAAACCCATAAACGTAAGGTGGGCCAATATATGAAGCCGTGTGAGCATCGGTATCCGTAATGATTAAAACCTGACCTCTCGTTCTAATGCCTTGCATAATTTGGCCACTTGTTGCTAACTCTATATCTCCTGCTTCATTTGTTGGTAATGGGTTCCATACAGTATTTTGTTCTTTATCACACCATTGGACTTTACGAGCATTGCCACCTGCTCCCAAAGCAAAGATAAAACGCTCCTCTGTTACAACAACTCCTTTATTATTTATTGGAGCATTTTCTATAGGTTCAACTACAGTTTTTTGTTTTAAGCTTATGTTATCTATATCAAAATTAGGTGTATCATAAGCTTGCGGTATTATTTCTATCTTAGCTTGCGTATCGTCTGTGCCAAATCTAAAAATATTAAAACCCACTGATAAGGTTTCATGCACATAAACTGTTGTCGTATTAACACCAGTAATTTTTACTTTTACATCTGGGATTGTTGCTACATTTGCATCGTCATTAGGGTCAATCAATGTAACCTCTAAATCGAATGTGTCTTGGTTATCACCAATATTGTGAGTAAATGTGTGAGCCGTACCTAAATTTTTAATTAAAGTGTGTGCTGAACCTATGTCTTGCCTAAAAATATGAGCAGAGCCAATATCTTGTCTAAACGTATGACCAGTGCCAACACCTACGCCAGTGATATCTATAGCTGAACCCCCTGACGTTGCGGATAATTGAAACTCAGTGCCAGACGAATTTATTATGAAGTAATTCGTACCGTTGACTAGCCCTGCTATATCAGTACCACCACCATTAGAATAGACAACTTCTTGACCATCCGAAAACGTGTTACTTACTATGATTTTATCGTTCGTTGCATCTACAACTGCCGTATCTGTGCTATCTATAGTAACAGTAGCGTTATCACTTAAAGCTATTGCTGCACCGCCTGATGTAGCTGACAATTGAAAATCAGATGCACTAGCGTTTACAATAAAATAATTTGTGCCATCAGTTAATCCGTCTATCGCCGCACCGCCGCCAACGTTGTAAACAACTTCGATGCCATTTGTGAAAGTATTTGCAACAATAATTTTATTATTTGTCAGATCGACAGAAAAACCAATGTGATTAAAAACATGGTTATTACCAACACCCACGCCCGTAATATCAATGGCTGAACCGCCAGAAGTAGCTGCTAACTGAAATTCCGCACTTGTTGCACTTATGATAAAATAAGTTGTGCCATTACTTAATCCTGCAATATCAGTGCCGCCACCATTGGAATATGTAACTTGGTCGCCATTAGAAAACGTATTTGATATAATAATTTTATCGTTTGTAGCATCGACTACTGCTGTGTCAGTGCTGTCTGTAATGGTTACTGTTTTATTGGCGCTAGCATTGTCAGCATCAAAAGTAACCTGATTATTAGCTGTTAATGTGATTGGCGTACCACCTGACGTTGTAGATAATTGAAATTCTGTTGCAGATGCAGAAACCACAAAATAACTTGTACCGCTTGTCAAACCACCAATATTGACACCGCCACCATTATTATACGCTACACTATCGCCAGTAACAAAACTGTTTGTTGACACAATTTTATCGTTAGTTACATCCACAATTGCAGAATTGTCTGCGTCAAATGTAAGACTTAACGGTGATGTCAAATCAATAGCTGTACCACCTGAAGTAGCAGCTAATTGAAATTGTGATGAACTGCTACCTAAAACAAAATAATCGGTGTCATTTACTAGGCCGCCTATATCTGCACCGCCACCATTTGAGTAACGAACTTTAGTATTTGCTGCAAATGTATTCGCAACAACAATGTTATCGGTAGTAACATTGACCACAGCAGTATCATCAGCGTTAATAGTTACTGCATTTGTCTGGGGTAATATACCTGTTACGGTTTGGTCTAAGTTACCAAAATTTATACGTTTTAACTCATGCGAAGAACCAATGTCTAATCTTACAATGTGCGCAGAACCAATGTCTTTATCAAAAGTATGTGTCGCACCTATTACTTGCGTAAAACTGTGGTTAGTTCCTGCCCCTAATGCTGTTAAATCAATTGCTGCTCCACCTGCTGTTGCGCTCAACTGAAACTCTGCTGCTGTAGCATTGACAATAAAATAATTTGTAAGATTAGTCAGACCAGTAATGTCTGTTCCGTTGCCGTTAAAATATTGGACTTCCTCGCCATTAACAAAAGTGTTTGCTATAACAATTTTGTCCGTTGCCAGTACCGCCACAGCACCGTCGCTACCATCTACCGTAACCGCTTTAGGGGCTGTTAAGTTTATCGCTGCGCCGCCAGACGTTGCAGCTAGTTTAAATGTGTTTGCCGCCGCAGAAACTACAAAGTAATCAGTACCATTTACTAACCCGTTTATATCTGTGCCACCGCCATTTGCATACTTTACCTCGTCGCCATCGGCTAAACCATGCGCTGTTGAAGTTATAGTTTCTGTTGCAAAATCAATAGTTTGTGCGTTATCAATCGTTGTAATAGCATTGCCCATTGCCGCGCCATGAGTAACGCATTGGTATGTCAAGTTTGCAGGTGCGTTCGAAGGAACTGCAAAGGTAACCGTAGCGCCCGCTTGCCCTTCTGTTCCGTTAACTGTCACTCCTGTTGTGTACGCTGTAGCGCCATCAAAGAAGCCTATAGGGTGCGTAGCATTTGACGCATCACTAACATCAAAAGTATAAGTTTGGCCTCGTACCAATCTCAATGTTGGCTTTTCTGCGCCATCTAATGCAAATATATTATTGCCACCTACATTTACGACTGTCACCGCATAATTGATTGGGCCAACCACTGTGTTATTAGGGTCTATAGTTGTTGTTGGGTCAGCAGTTAAATCTATAGCAGCGCCACCCGACGTTGCAGAAAGTTGAAACTCTGTAGCACTAGCCCCAACAATGAAGTAAGAAGCATCATTAGTAAGACCACTAATATCTGTACCGCCGCCATTGTTATATGTAACCGCGTCACCGTTTGTAAAAGTGTTTGCTACGACTATCTTGTTATTAGCAATGTCTTTAACAGCGCCATCATCTGCATCAAAAGTAACCTCATAATTTGGCGTTATGTCTATCGCTGCACCACCAGAGGTTGCTGCTAATTTAAAATTATTAGTTGTAGCAGATACGATAAAATAATTTGTTCCTGTTGTTAGACCGCCGATAGCTACCTGTCCTGTTGGAACAGTGTAAGTTACTTCGTCATTATTAGCAAACTTATGTGCGGTGATTGTAATTGTGTCATTTGCTGCATCAACAATTGTAGCGTCATTTGCGTTAATGGTAGGTTTATATAATTGATATTCCGCTACACCACCTGCTATTGACCAGTTTGTACCTTTAGTCCAATCGCTGTCTGCGGCAAAATCGCCATTCGTAACTAACTCTGGGCCAACATACGTTGACAAATCCCACTCCCATAAACGCCCATCATCGTAGTGAAAACCTATAAGATTTTGACCAAAGTTATCAAGCTGCCATGTTGTAGCTTCTTGTGGAATACTAGCACTACTGGAGGGTCTTGGCTGTCCGTAATAACCAGTGCCATAGAAACTGTTTCCGAACCCTGTACCTACTGCTGCATCTTCTCTACCTGCCGCTAAATCATCAGGCGTTAGATTGTATTTGAAACCGCCACCTGTCATGCCACACAACTGATCGTGCGAACCTCCTGCAATCCATGCAGTGCCATCGTTTGATTGCCATGTGTGCAAACCTCTACACACATTATTGAGAAATGTGCTTTTTCTTAACTGCCAACCACCGACAGGACGTAAGCTACCATCTACCCAACGAACGAGGTTCCCATCACGCCATCTGTATGAACCTTCGTATTCTGTTCCGTTTCTGTAAAAGCCAGGGGGAAGTTTTAGAGGTACTAAAGTCATTAGGTTGTCGCTCCAAATATTGTTCCGTTGTTTACAAGGGTATATGTGTTACCAGTAGGCTCTACTCCCTTACCACCTGCACCCCCAGTGCCGTTTGTAGTACGTCCTCCTGCTCCATGACCGCCTCTAGCGCCCCAACCGCCTCCACCTGCGCCTAAAGATGAGTTTCCTGCTCTTTGACCTACAAAACCTGCTTGACCACCTGCGCCACCAGTAGCATCAGTACCCCACTGCGTCACATAGGCTGTTGTTGGGTTACAATCCGCGCCTGGTAAAATACGTCCACCACCACCTGCGCTACCACCTTGTATTTCGCTTCCACTACTGTTTTCCGTTGCGTAGGAACCTACACCACCTGCTTGTGCGGTTTGTGATGTTACTTGAGCAGGTTGAGCAGCAGCAGCATTTAAAACCGCTCCCGTACTCCATGAGCCAGTAGTATGGGCAACACCACCGTTTTTAACACAAGTTCCTCCAGTGCCACCACCTGCACCGCCTCCGCCGCCACCACGACGCTGACCAGTGCTATTTTGTGTAGCGCCACCTCCGCCGCCACCTGCAATAAATGCACCACTGTTATTGGTTATGCTAACGTTAGACACACCAGAATTTATGCGAATTGCAGGGCCACCTGCGGTTCCATTATAACCAATAGTTCCTGCACCATTTCCACCTTTACCAATAATGTAGCCATTGTTTATAATTGTGCATGGAATATCAATTGTCATACCTGCATTAGACGTATTGTCTGACCAAATCCACCAACCGCTAGGAATTGTTAAGACGCCGCCGCTACTTATGTAGTCACTTACAGTAATTTCTTGCAGTGAATTTTGACCGTTTATAACAACAGGATTTGCTACACTATCAAGGTCTACAATACTTGAAGCACCATAAAAATCGCTAAATGATATAGGATTATTATTGCCAGGAATACCATCAGCAGCAGCAAAATACTCACTTATACTAATAGGATTAGTGCCACCAAATTCAGTTTGAATTGCGCTAAGTGATATTGCACCGCTTGTAGGTAGTGCCATTTAATTACACCCCTTTAGCTGGTATAGTTCCAAAAGCTGTTATATCACCTGAACAAATTAAATTTCCTGAAGTGTCTAGCATCAAATGGTCTGTGCCATTTTTAGAAAAATATAACCGACCATTACTTTCTTCTATTCTCCAAGTAGAAAAGTCTACTTTTTCTGCCTTTATTTCACCTGCCGAACCGTAAATAACAGCTTTTCCATTAACAACTGTGTTTGCTGCAGAACCATCTAGTAGGTTAAGTTCAGAACTTTCTAGTGTATTAGCAACACCATCTAGAACATTTAATTCTTCAGCAGAAACAGTAACGGCTGTACCGCTTATTTTAAATGCTCCTTGCTCTAAGTTAGGTGCTGTTGTGCCGCCACCTGTCCCATTAACACCATCTACAATAACATCTAATGCATCATTTATGGTTTGACCCCACGTATCCTGAGAACCTCCAACTGTTGGTTTTGTAATTGTAATAGCCATATTAAAACCTCTTTGTTTGCTTCATTGTATCAAATAATTATTGTTCCGTCCATGTATTAGATAAATTAACATCTTGTTGTTCTAGCCAATTACTTTCCGTAATATTATCTGTTTGCTCTGTCCAGAAATCACTAGGATTTGTTGCATCACCATAATCTGGAACTTGCGGAGAAAATTCTGTATATTCTGTTGTCGGTATTTCAATAATGTTAAATGGAAATCCTGTATCACCAAATATTACATTAATCGTTATATTGCTTTGGTTTAAATTGTGGTCTTGAGTAATAACTGGATTACCTGCAATGGTATTTATTGTTAAATTGGTTGATGAAAGATTTTGCGTTTGATTTAACAAAGTAAGCGTTGTTAAGCTTGTGTTTGCTGTAATATCTACGTTTGCTAAGTTATGAATTTGCGTTAATGTCTGTGGAGCTAAACTAGGATTAACTGTAATATCATTGATACTAATAGCTACAACATCTGGCGTTAACACTGGCGTATTAGTTACTGTATTTATTGTTAAATTAGGCAGACTAATACTTGATAACAGACTGCCAACACCTGAAACTGTTGAACCTGCTATCGGTGCAAAGCCTAACATTATCTATAATCCTTCAGAGAAAATTCTGCGCCGTTCATAACGTTTTCCTTTGCATAATTGCTATACACTAAAACCTCGCTGTCTTCTATTAAGAAATCGCAATCCTTACAAAAACTTGGATAATCACCATTTTTGTGCTGCTGTCTAAGATTTTGGTATGTTTCCCCTGTGTATATTTCTTGGAATGTATTAGTATATATATTTCCTAAAGTAGCCTCTGTGTCGCGCCCTAAAACCTGACAACAGGGGTGAACAGCTCCATTTGCTCTAATTACTGCATCAGGACTAAACGGCCTTCCACACGTTCTTTTTTTACCTTTTCTGTCACTATGATAAACGCCTGACCAATTATGCATTTTCCATATCTCCACCAAACCACCGTCACTTAGCTCTAAATATTTTTGTTTTTCATATTCGATATTGTTGTTGTCTAAAATTAAATGGTAACTGGCAACCTGACATTGTTTAGCGTAGTCTCGCATCATTTGCATATTTTCTAACACCCAGTAGAATGAACGGCTATTCATCCACTTAGCATAAAGTTGTGGTGTATAACCTATGATAGAAAATCTGTAAAAATCTAACCCTGCATCAACGCAATCTTTCATAAACTGATTACGCATTTTTAAACCGTTAGAAAACAAATAAGCCTTTGCTCCTACTTCCTTAATAGCTTCTATATATTTTGGTAATTGTTTTGTAAGTGTAGCTTCGCCAGAACCATCTAGATTAACAACATTAGGTTTTAATTCTAACAACAAACCTTTAAATGTGCTAAGAGGCATTTCTGTCAAAAAATCTGCATCCCTACCATCTGTTTGTGGACACATATTGCAGCTATAATTGCAAGCACCGTTAACTTCTATGACTGCCCTATCTATGTACATAAACACAATCTTTCTGACGAAAAACTTTATCTTTAGTATATCCTAATTCTATCAATTTTCTATCGCATAAAACTGTTGCCTCTCGCAGAGGTTTTTGCTCCATAATAATGACAGGTTTGTATTTTTTAATTGTCTCTAATGAACCTTGCAAAGATAAATACTCATGCCCTTCAACATCAAATTTTATTAAATCGACATTTTCTACATCTAAACTATCAAGAGTTTTTACTTCAGTAAGAAAGGTTTTCATTGTTCTTTTCCATCGGTTCCAATTATCTAATGACGGTTTTTCATATCTATTTGTTCCATCATTTCTAGTAAAATATAGTGTTTTATTTTTTTCTGCCTGGTCACTTATACCAAAATTATAGGTATTAACATTGTCTTGAGCATTTAGCACCAAACAAGCATAAGCCTCTGGGCTTGGCTCAAAACTATAAACAGTATTAAAAAATTCTGCCATTTGATTAGCTATTAGACCATAGCAACCGCCTATATCTATTGCCGCTCGTTTATTTTTACATAATGACTGACAGTAAGCTATCATACCTGCGTGATATTGTTTGCCTTTTGAAACAACATCAAAAACATGGTCACTTGGAGCCGACAGCCATATGCCGTTAAGCTGAAACATGCTGCAAATTTTTCATTCTGACTAAAAACTCTACACTGCATTGAATATTACATTCGTTACATGGTGACATACTGCGCTTGCCTTTAATTAAAGTGCTTCTGTATTCGTTTAATCTTTTGTTTTTTGTCGTGTAATCTTTAATAGGCTCATCAAATATGTTGCTGAGAACCTCTATATCTTTCCAGACGTCGCAACATAAATTATAATCACCGTTCCAATTAATATACACCACCTCAAACGGTTTGTGGCACATTTCACCATAAATGTGATGATTATATTCTGGTTCTGGGTTTATCTGATTTGGTATATATCCCGACCTTGTTTTCCAGTTTCTAAAAAATGGGTCTTTTTTATTCTTAATTCTAAAATTTGGATATTTTCTTTGTATTGATTGCGGTGTTTCTAAGTTTTCAGCATAGACATTATAAACAACGTCATCGAACTGCTCTATTAAATCTAAATATTCATCTACCCTATTTCCGTTTGTATTCATTTCAATTTCAACGGGCGCTCTACTTTTTAAGTCAATAAGAAGCTCCGCTATTGCACCAAAGTTTTTTGCTAGGGTAGGTTCACCTCGACCTGCTAACTGCACTGCAACAGGCTGTCCTAGCTCCTCTAGCTGTTTTACAATTGTTTTTGCTGTTTCTACAGACATGTGAACATTGGTATTTGGGTATCCATGACCTCTAGGGCAAAAGTTACAAGTGTAATTGCACAACTCAGATAAATTAAGCTCTACATATTTAAGCAGTTTGTTCATCTCTAGGCCGTTCTAAGAATTGGTTTATAGTCACACGAAAGCTACCTCTGGGGCAGTGATAATCATGCCAGGTTACATCATCTTGCGCTGCAAAAATTAAAGCTCGATTAGGCTTCCATTCTATTTCTTTTATTAATTTTTTGTTTTTATCATATAATCTTGTGCCAGAGTTTTCTATTGGGTCAACATAAACTACACAGCTTAACACTTTTCTTTGTGCCTCATCATGTATCGGATATCTGTGTGGCCCTCTAAGAAAGTTAACTTCCCAAAATAAACTAATTTCTGAATATGGCCTATGATATGTTAATTGGTCAAAGTAACTTTCATTTATTTTATTACTTTCTATGGCTTGTTTAAGTAATTCGTTATCAGGAAACGGAAAAGCTTGTTTTCTTGTTTCTCTGTCTATGTTTTTGCTCAAAAACCGTTTTGCTTCTGTCTGTATAGTTTTGAAAACATCTGCATCATAGTAATTGTCTATGACGATATGCTCCCAAGGTTCCGTAATTACCATTTATGCACCTCATAATCCGTCATGTTTTGTTTTTTGTACTTATGTAATTTTTCTAGTAAACGGTCTTTGTAATCCTCTTTGTGAAAATCTATACAAACTCTACCGTAAAACCAGTTAAGCCATTTAATTTTATCTTTATAAGGAACAGCTTTAACATCTAAAATACTATCATCTGTTTCTACTAACGGCACTATATCGGTTGTCATACTTGGCCCGCGCAACGTGCAAACTGGCTTGTCATGTAAAATAGCCTTAAATGTTAAACCGCTATCTATGCTTACAACCCTATCCGCACCTTTAATAAGCTCTTCCGACCTACATCCATCTACTAACTCGGTGTATTCGCTTAGAATGTTATGTTTTTTAGCTATATCCCATAAAATGTCGTAGTGCGTATTACCACCTGCACATGGATGCGTTTTAAATATAGTGTATGTTTTTGAAGCTGTTGCCCAAGCAATATACTTAATTGTTCCTAATAAATCTTTTTCACCTGTCATTTGCAAAGGAAACAAAGTATACGGTCTTTGCTTTTCAAAAATACCTTTATGCTGTCCATACCTATCATTAGAATATTGTGCAAAATAATCTAAAATAGTTTCGTCTTCTGGTGCATCTTTATAAAAACCCCAAATAGGAAAAGCGTCTATATAAAACCCTTTACTGAAACGCATAAGGTGAAAATTTCCGTAACCGCCAGTATATCTATATTTCCTAACCTTTTCTTCCCAATCTAACTCGTAAGGCTCCACATGACCTTGTATAGCATCACCAAACATTTTTATGTATTTTAGATTGATTAGTTTGTGATGCACACCTTTACGATTTGCATAATATATCTTGTAATAATCTTTTGGCTCTGAATTTTCAAAATCATGTAGCCGCCTGTTATCGAACGAAACCAAAAGAAAACCTCCTGCCCGCAGTCCACACGCAATGCCAAAAAGGTTTGTCTTTGTTTATATCGAAACTCCTAACTGTCCAACCTTCATCATCCCAATCCTCGATAATTTCACCAGTATCGGGGTCTGCGTATTTAAAAACAGCTTTATCTAATGTAAAAGTATAATAAACCCTATTGCCTTCATTATTGCTATTTGTGTGCCAAAACATACCTGACATTGGGCTATAATGTGCAGCATTTACTATTTGCTTTGCTTTTAAAACATTTTTTGCATTTAGCAAATATGGGTGTTCATAACTGTCAATAGTCAGACAACCACCTGCATTTGTTAAATCTTTTTTAGGTATTAGCCACTTACTAAAATCTTCATAAAGAATAGGTCTTTGCGTAATAAATCCATTCCATGTCTTCATTGTAGACTGAATGAATTGACCTAAAGCGTTTTTTACTTGTGGGTTAACTTTTTCACGTTTCATCGGTGTTTAAATAGCTCATAATATCTTCGATTTCTTCATCAGTAACAATATCATCAGCTAAAATTTCTGCAACTTTGTCAGCGCCTAAGTATTGCGTAGCAACCATAGATAGCATGTCAAAATCGTCTGTTCTTGCGCTTGCAGGAACTAAAGACATTTTTTGTAATTCTTCTATTAACCACTCTTTACCTTCGTCTGTAGCTAAATTTTTAAGATTTGGGTCTTTAAACATTGTATTGTTATCTGGGTCATAAAACATACTATCCCAATACTGTTTATCAATATTGTCAAAACAAGCAGGGTCTACGTCCACAATTTTTACATTTTCCATTTCATAAACAGCAGGTGGTATAAGTTTTCCGTCCGTTTCAATACAGCATACTGAATTATCAGACTTGTTAATTGCTATTTTCATTATGAATATGTCCTATAAACTTTTCTAAATCTGTATGCATTACCTGTTGCGCCATCTGAGCTAATTGTAACGGTGTAAGTGCTTATTTGACAATACATACAAGGCCAAGTATTAGCGTCCATCGCAGCAAAACCGTAATACCCCGCATTATATGCAGAAGTCGTTCCTGAGTTTGTCCAACTATCATACAATAAGTCGCTAAAAGTTACACCGCCCGACGGCAAATTAGTAAAATTATTTCCGTCTAAATAATATGAACCTTCTTGCCCATCTAATGTGTCACTATCTAATCCTGACCCCGTACCATCTACAGATTTCACTGCGGTAAGAACATCTGATGCTGTTAATGTTGTTGCTATAGACGCATCTGCGCCGCCGTTAAAACTTGCTGTACCTGTTACTGGCCCAGTCAAAGCAATGTTTCTTGATGTTTGTAAAGTTGAAGCTGTTGTCGCGTTACCCGTTACAGCACCCGTTACATTTCCCTCTACATTAGCAACGATTGTAGCTGTAGAATAACTAGAATGGCTTGTGTCTATCGCTCCTTGTGGAACTGGGTCATATTCGTCTGTCAGTTTCCATTTTGCATCAGTAACATCAAAAAACAAACCAACGTGTGTATAACCAACGCCTGATGTGCCAGTATTACGGTTTGACCAAAAACCAGTGTCTACATTTGTTGGCCCTGCTGTACCTGTCCACACATCATTAAGTGTATGACCTGTCGTTGCACCAAATTCTACATAGATGTTATCGGCACTATGAATTAGTTGCTTATCGCCTGTTATTGCTGTGCCTGAGGATTGTGTGGTTGCAAAGTTATCTGTCGATACGGCAAATGTATCGGCTGCGCCGCCAGTGCCATCAATTTTTACATAGTAAGTTGTTGATGTTGTGCCAGTAAAGTGACCTGAGAAAAAGGCATCATCTAAGCCACTACCATTAAAGGTTGTACCTGCCTCACCGATGCTGTCACCTTCGTTAGCTCTATAGAACGGAGCACCTGCAACCACATTGTTTGAAGATGTTGACGTAGTTGTGCCAACAACATTTAAATCACCATCAACTGTTAAATCGCTACCGATATGTGCAGATGTCCTAACTCTAAAACTATTAACAGAATGGTTTTGCTGATTAACTAATAAAATACCATTAGAAGCGTCTGAGTTTACAACCCAACCTAAACACATAGGATAGTTAGGATACACTGGTGATGCATTTTGCACCGCTCCTGCTGTTAAACCTACAAAAAAGTTTGTTCCTGCTGTCAGTGCGCTTGTATCAAGTCCTGTTAACTGACCTGCTATGATACAATACCCATAAGCACCATCTGCAATATCTGATGCCGCTAAACCTTGAGCATTATATGCATTTACATCTGTTGCATTTGCTAAGCCAACTGTAGGAACATCTATATCACCCGATACATAATTTCCTGAGAAATATAACGGTTTACCTTTACCAATAGTCGAACCAGTGTTGTTATAAACTCTTTGATGTTCTTCTATACCTAATTCGTGAACAACATTTACGTCATCAGAATAGTAATTTAGGGTTTTGTGTATGCTGTCATACCATAAACGCCCCTCGTTATGCGCTGCATGAGCAGACTGTATATCTAAGTCTATATGGCTTCCTACGGTCAAACTACCGCTACCAATATCTACATTGGCATTATTATCTTTGTATAAAAATTTTGCCGCGGGAACTGTTACAAATATATCTTTGTCACCTGCTCCCCAATCTACTGCTGCATCACTGTTACTACTTTCTAAAACGGCTGTCCTAGCTAATGTGCCACCTGATGCTGTGTAAGTACCTAAACCGACTTCGTAATTAGTAGAATTATCTGTTACAGCATAATAAGTTGTGTTGCCATCACCTATTGCATCGAAACCTTGGAACCCTGATGCGGTAGCTCCAATAGTGTAAGCACCTGTGCCAGTAGTTGTTGTCTGAGCTTTTACCCTATCAGCTATTACCAACGCCATAGTTTACTCCTAAATTGGGTCTGTAAATTCTATATCCATTGCGGTTAAAGCAAAATTATTACCAGAATAAACCACTTGTGAAGACGTTAGTGCATCTGTAGCTAACAACCTACTGTTAACGGTATCTACTATGGCATAGTGAGATGCGGTGCCATTGGCGTTAAAACTTCCATTTGTAATAGCGGCAAGCGTTACTTTTCTACCACCTGACGCCCTGTCAGACGGTGCAGATATATTTATACCTGTTGCGCTACCTAAACTATAGGTTGATGTTGCTTCTGTATAAGTAGTCGCTTCTTGTGAAGTCAAATGAAGGGCATTTGCCTCCGTATCCAGAACGGATAAGCCGTTATCCATTACCCTGTCTGCTAGTGTTGCCATTATGCATAACTCCTAATTTGTATTTTACGACCTGACCCACTTGTTTTTGCGTTTTCGCTTTCTTGATTTATCATATTAACACCGCTTTTATAAAATGCTGCCCAAGTTTGCGCCCTTTCATCCTCTTGTAAATATGGCGCACTGTGCATTAACGCACCATATAAATAAACGTCAGGATGATATTGTAGCACCCAATTTGATGTGTTTGTATTGTTAAGTGGGTTTATTGTACCATAGTATAAAATTTCTAAAACATAAGTTGCATCAGGTGTAGGGAATAATTCTATGCTACCATCAAGCAAGGCATAATTTATTGGTTTTGCTGTAGTATTACCGCTTGCTGCCCTAAGTTTGCTTATTTCTAATGAATTAACTATTTGTAAAACATCTGTTTCCGCAGTGTTTAATGTAAGCCTTATCGACTCTAAAAAATCAACTGGTAAAGAACTAAATTGTGCATTTACATTTGCTGTTGACCGCTTTTCCATACGGTAATGCCTTATTTCCCTATTCATAGAGGTTTCAGCTAATGTAATAAAGCTAGGAATAGAGGTAGTTAAATCATCACGATTTAGAAAATTTGCTATTTCAGTTTGTAATTCTGCATAAGTTGTTAAAGCCATAAATTCACCACTTTACTTTGTTTGCCCAATACGCGGCAGACATTTTGCCCCTATCAATAAACCTCTTTTGTCTCGCTTTAAACGATTTAGCTCTTGGTGTCATGGTTTTATCACCCTTAACGCCTTGTTGACCAAATCGAATAGTTTTAATTTTATTACCTTCTTTAGCAACGACAATATGCGACTTTGTAGGATGGCTCGGTGTTCTTTTAGGTTTGTTATACCCTGTTACACCTGCCCTTTTTAATCTAGGGTCTTTAGCCACTATTTCTTTTTGCCTTTGCGCTTTTTACCTTTATGATATCCAGGCATTACTTTTTCCTTTTCTTTTTCATAGCTCTAATATTATCGACCATATTTGGATAGGGTCGGCCTGCCTTTTTAGCTGTGCGTTTAGCTTTTGCTTTTTCAGCACTAGTCATTTTTCGCCGTTTGTTTTTGGGGGTGGGGTTTTTGCTTTCCCAAACGGGTTTCTTTTTAGGTTTTTTCAAGGCAGACCTCCTACTTTCTGCCTCTATAGCATATTATTTTTTGTTACGCTATCCCTTTTAGATTGCGTCTAATAGGTTCACCCCAATCTTTTACGGGCTTATAACCAACAGCTAAATATCTAAAACTATCTGCACCGTGTGATGTCCAGTCATGCAAAGGTCTACCACGCCATGATTTAAGTTTTTCATCAAATTCTCTACGGTACTGCAAAAGTGCCTCTATCCCACGTTCACACTTTTGTTCGTCGAACCAACACCTATTGAGCATTGACCTCGCAGCCTGCACACCATCATCAATTCCTAATTTTGGTGCAATCTCGATGTTTCTTATGCCTAAATTTTCTAACGTTTCTAACCTGCTTTTACCAGTTCCTAATTCTTTCACCTTAACGTCATGAGGCATGATATGTGCTTCGTAATGATAACCTTTATCGCTTAGAACTTTTGCATAGTGGTCTAGCCCTACGCCAGAATTTTCATAATAATCTATCAAATGTATTTCTTGCCCTACAAATTGAGCAAACCATAATGCTGTACTGTCGCCGATACCAAGGTCATAACTTACGACAACACTTACAGAAGGGTCATAAGGAACTGACGAAACTCTATTTTCTTCTTTAGCTTTTTTCATTTCGACAGCGTAATAAGCACCTTGGATTGCTGCTTCAAAACTGCATAGAAACTCTTGAGCATATCTATCTTCGCCCATAGTTTCTTTTGCTTCTTCTAATTCTTTTTTATCTAAAATATCTGTTTCATCTGCTTTATACATCGCACAAAACCAATTATCATTTTTCAGTGCGCTGTTATAAATTTCCCAAAATTCATTTTTACCTTTTGGTGTGCCTATAAATGTTGCTTTGCCTTTACGGTCTGCTAATGAAGGTCTAATGACAGTCGGCCAAGCATTTGCAGGGAAATCTGCAGGTTCGTCTAATACAACTGAATCGAAATACAACCCACGCATAGCATCATAATTATCTGCACCAAATAATCTAAATCGTGCGCCGTTTGGAAAATCGGCTCTAAGTTCTGCAACGTTATAGACAACACCTTCAACATCTTGCGTATATTCTAGCAAATAATCCCATGCTATGGCTTTTGCTTGTCGATAGTATGGTGCAATGTAAGCAACTCTTACTTTGTTTCTTTCTGTTGTTAATGCAGTCCTTATAAGGTCATTGATAGCTGCTACAGTTTTACCAAATCGTCTATGAGCAACAATAACAGCAAATCTTTCTTGCCTCTTATGGAAATCTTTAACTAATTGTCTAGGTCGGTATTTAATCGTCCTCGTCGTCATCGTCTAACCATTTGTAAGCAATAACGTGTTCGCCAGTATCACCTGCACCTTCAATACGTTGTGTTTCTTTCCAACCTGCTCTTGTTTTTAAATAAAATATTTGTGCGCCCAAATCACCATTTCTTGCTTTTTGTATTAAATTTTGAGCAACAAACCCAACAGCTTTTGCTTGACCCTTTTTATATAGTGCAGAAACCTCTTCGTCTCTGTCTAAAATATCAAAGAAAACACGCCTACTTATACCGAAGTAATCAGCTATTTGTTCTGTTGTCAGTACAGCTGCTAATGTTTCTATTTCTTTTTTTTGTTCTGCATTTAATTCAATTCTAGGTCTTCCACCTTTGTTTTTAGTCATAGGCTGCCTCTTGTATTGGAGCGTGTAGGTCAGTGCTGCCCTGCCGCTGTGCCAGTTGGGAACTAGCCATCGCCTGCTTTACACGCTTTGGATATGGTTCTGATAAATGCTTTATGTCTTCATACATTTGTTTAGTCAGTGCCATTAAGTATCTATGTTTACCTTTAGTAAAATGTTTAGTTGCTTTTGGGTCTAAATGTTTTCTTATTTCATCTAATGTCTGTCTGACACCTTTGCTATGAATAGTTTTGCTGTGAACTTGTTTGCCATTAACTATCCAAGAACCAGAAGACCCTGCATTTCTTAACCCTGTGTATATCCAGTTAGTAGCCTGATAAATGCCGCCATGATGGTCTTGGTCTGCATCTGCATAACTAACTATTAATTTTAATTTAGGAGCTTTTTTTCTTAAAAACTTTATAGCTATTGCCATAATGCGGCTAACAGGTGTTTTATGTTCTGTAAGAGCTATTCTAACTAATTCGCAACCTTCATCCATTTTTAATTTAAACGGTTTTAGCATATTATTGTTTGCACCTCTACCAAACAATACAACACCTATAAACTTGTCATTTTCCCATACACCAATTTTTATAAGCTTTCCTACTGGCATAGATTTTGTATAGTGCCAGTTTTCACAAGCATATTTAGAAGCCTCATATGAAGCCCAATTTAATTTTAAGTTAGGCTTTTCTTGCATCAAACTTTTCACCACAATGAGGACATTCAATATATTTAGGGTCTAATTCATCTAATTGACCTTGTTCTTCTTCTGAACCCGCATCAAAATTAGGTTCAAAAAATAAATTGCTCAGTTCATCTACCAAAAAACCTGTCAAGTCTGTGTCAAAATTTAAATCTGTTAATTCTCTAAATTCTATTTTTAATAGACTATCATCCCAACCTGCATTTAACGCTAATTTATTATCTGCTATGACATAAGCTTTTTTTTGCGCTTCAGTCCAATCTTTAGCCTCTATACAAGGCACATCTTGCAAATTTAATTTTTTAGCTGCCAAAAACCTGCCATGACCTGCTATAATGCCATTATCGCCATCTATTAAAATAGGATTAGTAAAACCCCATTCTTTTATACTTGCTGCTATCTGTGTAACTTGCTCATCGCTATGAGTACGGCTATTTCTAGCGTAAGGTATCAGCGTATCTATTTTTCTTCGCTCTACCTTATCAGCAGGCCAAGACCGTCCATTCATGGGTGCGCCCTTTCTGTTGCTGATTTATTATAACGAAAAAAAATCCCCCACGCAAGGTGAGGGAAGTTAGTGAGGTAAATATGTCCTTAAAAAGCAGTAAAAGGCGGACATAATCAAACAGGGAGGAGTTTGTACCTCGATACCTGTTCCTCATTATTTAATTTTTTTTCATATTTTTCAAGTATTCTTTATAGGGCTGCAGTTGTGCCTCCTGCACTAAACCAACTCTTACCATTTGCTCCGCTAGTGTTCCTATTATGTAACTTTCACCAACCTGTTCACCATTGTTAATTCTATCTGCATTAATTTTTAATTCATTTGGTTCATACTTTTCAGGCTGAAGTTCTCTAAATTCAGGCCGTTTAGGTGCTATTGCTTTTGCTGATTTGCTTATTTCTTTTGCTGTTGGCCATGTTCTTGTTTCTAAATTAGAAAGTAAATTTTGCTCAAAATCGTCAAACCATTCATTATAATTTTTGCTTGGAGCTAATTTTACTATTTGATTACATAAAAATTCTGCTTCGCTTTTCATGTTTTCATCATTATTTTGAACGGCTCTAGGTGCGTTAAGCCTACCCAATAATTTCAAAGTATGTACTTTTAGCTCTTCTTGTCTATGTCCCATGTGTAAAAACTTTCATCGTAATCTGTTTCTCTGTGATGGTTAATTATATTAGTAAATAATTCTGCTGCATTTAATTTTTTTTCTTCTTCTTTAGCTTTTTTAATATCCTCTCTTAATACTTTAATAGCATTTTCTAATACATCCTTTTGTACATTATCGAGTAAAACCTCATCATGGTCTTGCCATCTCTCTTGATTTAGCCATGTACTTGCGTGAGGTAAAAATTGTTTTTTTGTATCTTTGCGATTTTTAACAAAAATATCTAACTTTTCCATAAGTTCTTCGAAACTTATTTTCATCATTGCTTTTGGAAAAGCCTTTTGTGCGGGCTGTTTAGCTGTCTTTCTAGGGTACTTTTCCCAAAATTCATTAAATTGTTTATCTATAACTGACATTATTAATGGTTCATTGGGTGGTTTAATTAATGGTTTAACTGAACCCTGTTCACTGGTAGGGGTGAATGTAATGCAGGGGTCGGGGTGAACGTGCTTCAGTGGTACCCTTGTTGATGGTAACATAGAAACTATTTCTAAATTTATCTGATAATCTATTGTATAACCGTTTTTGCACTCTTTTTGCCCTGTCACTTTCAAAATATTTAATGCAAGCATATCTTTTATATGTATTCTTACAGCCCGACTAGACATTTCTAAGTCAGCTGCCATGTTACCTTTACTAACCCAAATACCGCTACCATCATCGCTAGCTTTATCTGCCATATACATAAGAATTGCTTTTTTAGTTGGTGAACCTATTAATTTTGTTTGTATTAAATTTGAAACTAGGTTACTCATAACTTATGGTTACTCCTTGTAATCTATGAGTATTGTATAATACTTCTTCTTTTTTGCTTTTAACCCTCGGAGTTTTTAACTTCGGGGGTTTATTCTTGTAAGTAATCAGACAACCTTTCAACTGTTGAAAACTTTGGGTCAGTTTGATTGTTTATAATTTGATATAAAACTGGTCTTGATACTTTAGCATTTTTTGCAACAGTTGTTAAGTTTCTATCTCTTAACTTATGCCGTATTTCATCCAAGCTTAATACAATCTTATTTTGCATTTTAACCTCTTATAGTTTACATTTATTTATTTTCTTCTTTACAATACAAAAATTATTAAGTAAAGTCAAATCAGCAAAAAGGAGAAATATTATGACAAAACTAAGACCACCGCCTGTTGCAGTTAAACACGCGATAACTGAAGCTGTCTGGGAATATACACAAAAGATAGATGAAAAAGCTAACACTGCAAAGCATGAACATTTTCCTACTGGTTGGCATAAGATTGTCGAGGAAGCTATAAACAAAGCTTACGACAATTATGATAGCAGCGAAATGGGTAAAATAGAAAACGAATTAGAAAGGCTAGCAAATGCCTTTAAACAGTAAAGAAAAGGAGATTATTTGGAAAACTTTTAAAACATTAAGAAATACAACTAATCAGATTACTGAAAATCACGACTTGTGGTTATCAGATGTAAGAAAGATAGAGACTAGCTTTTGGTCTTTATATCATGAATTTGAATTTATTAGAGACAACATTAAGAAAGAACAGAAATGAAAAAACTACCAGAAAAACTTACAGAATTATTAAGTGAGGTAAAACTTACTCAAGCTAATTCAACATGGGATTGTCACGGTACACCTGTGATATTGCATAAAGCACTCGAAAAGATTGCCAGTAAAAAAGGTATTACTTTTGACGATATGAAAGTAATAGAAAGCTCAGTAAAAGAAAAATATGCTGTAATTAGTGTTAGAGGGCATTACAAAGAAGCTACTGAGGAATCAATCGGTGAAGCATCGCCATACAACAATAAAAACGCATACCCTTTCGCAATGGCAGAAAAACGAGCCAAGGACAGAGTAATACTAAAGTTGCTTGAGTTAAGCGGTGATGTTTACAGTCAAGACGAGGCTGATGAGTTTAACCTAGCGCAAGCGTTAAGAGATTTAGAGCCTGATATGCGGCGAAAAATAGAAAGATGGCGAAAAGGTTTTAAATTTTGCGATAGTCAAATTGCAATGGATGAAAATATAGAGCAATGGAAGAGGTGGAGTAAAGAACACGTTAGAGATAGCGACATAATACAATATGTTGAAGAAGTTTATGACCAAAGAAAAATGGAGTTAGGAATATGAAAAATATAACTGCCATAGGTTATTTAACCAACGATTGTGAAGTTGTTCAAAACGAAAAACAATCAGTAAGATTTTCTATAGCTGTCGACGATGGCTATGGAGATAACAAAGGCACTATATTTTTTAGTGTTAGTTACTTTCGCGCAGGTCTTGCACAGTATCTTGTCAAAGGTAAACTTGTTGCTGTTAGCGGAGATTTAAAGCGTAACGATTATGAAGGTAAAACCTACCTAAACATTTGGGCAAATGAAGTAAAACTTCTTGGCGGTAAAAACAAAGAAAATACTGATAATAACCGTTATAGCGAAGGGCAAAAAATAGAAGCAAATGAAAACATCGGCGACTTTGACGATGAAATACCATGGAAATAAGGAGTAAAAAAATGCACGATATTACAACACAAGATGGTAACGTATTGCAGCTATTAAAAACAGGGCAAACAATAACGCCTATTGAAGCATTAAATAAATTTGGATGCTTTAGACTAGCTGCAGTAATTCATAGGCTAAAAAGAGAACATGGATGGCCTATAGATAAAGTAATGGTGGGTGATGGTAAAAAAAGTTGGGCGCAATACTCATTAGACCAGAATAAAGAATTATGGCCAAACTAAAATTACAAGTAATAAAAAATGGGGGGCAGCTGATGCCCTCCACTGAGTATGACGCTATAAAAATAGAAGAATACAAAGAAGGTCAGGTCTTTGATTTACAGCCGACAGGCAAACGCTCAAATCCACATCACAATTTGTATTGGGCAACACTTAAAAATGTTTGTGATGCTACAAACAGATGGCCAACAGAACAACATTTGCACAGCGAATTGAAATGGGCGTGTGGATATGTCAAAATGAGGTGGAACA